AATTACTTCTTGTACTTCGTCCAAATCTTTTCTTGTAATGTTTGTCATCTCGTCCATCAAAAAGTCAGTTTGCCAATCGTAAAAGTGTGGGATCATAAACATCATTTGTTTGAATTTTTCCTCGTTGGGATATAACGGATGAGATACTTTCATTCCAATAAAATCAATAAAGTTTTGAATTACAGTTGTTTTGTCAATTTGGATCTTATCTTGTTCGATTCCATGTTCGTCAGTGTTTTGACCATATTCTGATATTGGTTTAACTTCATTTCCAATTGTTTGGCATCCTCTAAACTTATGTCGGCCCAGGCCCTCGAATTTGTTATCGTTGGCATCTCGTCCCCCTCCTTGGATGAGAGGTATCTGATCCTGTCCATATCCCCAATCGCCAACGCCAAAGTCAATTTCATAGTTACGAAAGAGCTCTGCAATATATCGTGCTTGATCCATAGGATGTTCGGCTGGCCTTGGATCAACCCATACAAGCTGATACCGATTGCTCTTACGCCAATGAATAATAATTGATGCGACAGTTTTTGACGCAGAAGGTCCAGATCCAAAGTAAACTCCGCCAAGCACCCGTATCTCGTTACCATACATGGCTTTCAGTTCAATGACTTCATGTGGCAGTAAAAGTTTCAAATAATTTACATAACAAGCCTCTACCATTTCTGGAGTGATAGGTCGTCTTTCTGCTTTGTAAAATTCTGCTCGACAGTGTGAAAGATACATACTCATTGGATAGTGTTTTTTTTGGTACTCTATTGAAAGCTCAGGTTGTACATGGTATTTCGTAACGGCATCGTGAATTGTCAATGGGACGTGTGGGAACATTTCCTGGGGAAAGTGGTAGCCTCTGTAATCTACATTCGTAGGATTTTGTGCAACCCATTTACCAGCAAGTATTTTCGCCAAGTCATTGTCGGAATTAGTAATTGTTCCGAAAGCGTCAAACTCCAATCTTTCCCTCCACTTGAGGTCATCATAAACCCATTCACGCTGGTCAGTTCTTTTCCACATTCGGTGATACTCACTTCCAGCCTCCCCTCCAATTCCAAACATATAGACTCGTCCGTGAGTTTTAGAGAGCGAATACATAGCGATCGGTAAAAATCCAATATCTTGAGCTTGGGCTTCGTCCAGAATGAGAGCCTCATTAGATTTACCCTCAACAGCGTGGTACTTATTTTCGTCGGTAACTAAATATATTACCGAACCGTTAAGTAGCTTGATCCTCCCGACGTTTGCTTTTCCGTTGGGTAGGTATCGCTCTAACTTTGGATTTGAAATAAAAGTTTCGTGACGCAATCTCTGTTCTGAAAATGCTGACCTGTGGTTTTCGTCATCCACGACGTATGTAACTTCGCACCCTGGTTTCTGCAAAGCTATTTTCGCAATAAGCGAACTGCAATTGGTTGTCTTGTAAGTTTGCCGTCCATTGACAAACATTTGGTGTGGATGTGGATCAAGTAACGGTTCAATCCAAAATGGATCTTTTTTGAAGTTTAGCGGCTTTCTACCAATCATTGGCCGGAACTCTCGGATAAATTCTAGCATATTGTCGGGAACATTATCAGGTAACGCTTTTGCTTGTAATTCAGAAAGTTGTTTTTCGATATTTCCTAACCGAAACGAATCGGAGTGAACCAAAGCCTATTTGAACTCTGTTTGGACTTGTGACTCTGATTCTGCAAGTAGGACCGGATTGTGAGCCATCGCAAAATCTTCGGGGGTTGCTCTGCGTAGTGCTTTTTCTATTGCTTGTAACCTCCTTGCAAATTCGTGAGATTTTTTCAAACCTGAATACAGCTGGGCTTGGTAGCCAGCAGCCGATGAAAGTTTGATAATTAAGTCATAGTCCTTTTCATCTTCGGGTTTGTTGTTATAAATGTGAAAAGCTGCTGTTAATTCATCCAATAATGATACTACTACCTTGCCAACGTGATCGTCGTCAGTCCAAATCTTCATAACTGTTCTCGAATACAATGACTTAAAATTATTTCTTTTTGTCGTATTCTGCTAAATGAGTGGTTAACATACCCTCTAAACGGCCTACACACCTGTTAATTTTGAATTGCATGGCAAGAGTTCCGACTACCACAGCTCCTATCATAGCGGCAATTTCATTTTCCAATAAAATAGGTTGGAGTAATACCTTAAAGGAGTTTTGAAAGTATGAACTGAACGAGTGGGACGGTAACTGCATTTCCCATGCACTTGTATCTTTGGGTATCTGAAAGTCCCTCGGTCCACCCATCAGGGAATCCTTGCAGTCTTTCGCACTCTAACGGGGTTAATTTTCTAATTCTTGTACCATCCTCGATTTTCAGCCTTGAACCCGTACCATTGTCAGCCATTAGGGATGATGATGGGCCTTTTGGATCATAAACCCTACTGCCAGCATGATCTGTGTATTGAGTGAAAATTGGCTTGTCAACGACATAATTTGCACTTGATTGAGTTCGACATCCATCTCCAGTGTTTAGGGTGTTGAACTCTCCAATTTTGATTCGCTCCTCAACCTTGCCATAATTATGACGGTTCTTGTCATACTTGCCATTTCCAGTCCTATGGGATTTTGACCAAGCCACGGCAAACAATCCAGTTTTTGCCCCCATACCCCCTCCATTGGCGTTGAGGTTTGGAGCCAGGCCACCGACAGAATATACAATACCCGATTGGGAGTCATTTATCTTGCCAATTACATCAGTACGATTTGGATCATACACTCTACCCCAAAGGGAGTTATGACCTGATCGGTCTATGTTTCCGACTTGTTTGAGGTAGGTTTCCCCTGAGTTTTGGAGAGAGCCATATCTTGATCCGACGGTACTTGCAATATCTTCGCTCCGAATCCCCTCCCCTTTTTTTCGTTTTCCACGTTTCTCCGTTGCAGATAGCTGATCGACTTCTCGGATAGGAAATACTTTTGGTCGGGGTTCTCCTCTAAGATATGCAATAATGAAGATCCGCTCCCTGTTTTGCGGAACGAAGTATTTGCTATTGCACACTTGCCACTCCGCATCGTACCCGAGCTCATCCAGCGTTGAGAGAATGATTGCGAACGTTCTCCCGTTATCGTGAGATAGTAGGCCCTTAACGTTTTCAAGTAGCAAGTATCTAGGTCGTTTTTGTCGTGCAATCCTAACAATTTCAAAAAATAGAGTGCCTCTTGACTCCTCAAATCCGAGCCTGTTTCCCGCAATTGAGAAAGTTTGACAAGGGAATCCTGCAACGATACCGTCAAAGTCGGGGAGTTGCTCTGCGTCGATTTTTGTTGCGTCTTTGTAGATTTTTGTCCCTGGGAATCGCTTGGCATAAACTGATCTAGCGAAGTCATCTATCTCGCAAGCTCCAATTACTTCCTCTCCGAGATTCTGTAACGCCAAGTCGAATCCCCCCACCCCTGAAAATAGACTTAACCATTTCATTTTATCCTTACCAGGAAGTGGGGTTGAGTTGCACTCCATTTATTGTTTTTAAACTTCAATCTCTTACGAATCCATTTTATCTCATATCCCTTATCAAGTATGTCATGGAACCACTCTTGGTCAGTTTTGGCCGGCAATAGCATAATTGTAACATTTCCGTTATTTGTTTCTCCCATCGCGTTCCAAACGAACTGTTTTAGCAAAGTGTAAGGTGGGTTGACAAAGTTAAGTTTTCCCCAAGGTGTGGTCAAGCCCTCAGTTCCGTTAACTGGACATGGATCATAAAACTCATCGTACTCGTAATTCCATTTATCCTTGATTAGTTCAAAAACCCTATCTGGAGTAACATGGGTGTCCGACTTGGATTCGGGCATATAGCTACTCATTTTCACAATCCTCGTCGTGGTCATCTCCAGCACATCCGCAATCTGGACAGCTAGATTCTCTTTCTGTCATCTACATATTCATCTCTTTTTACTCTCTGTTTCTCATAACTGGTTTTTAGGTATTCTGGATTTTTAGCATTTTTGTTCATCATTCGCTTGCGAGCATCCAATCGTGCTTTATTCATTAGAAAAATTCATCCATCCCTTTTCGTGGTTTGTTGAACGAGCCAACTAATAGGTCCTCCTTTAGTATTAGTTTTTCAGTTGTGCCACCGTGAGTGGTATTTTTAATATTGGTAGAAAGTTTGTACCATTCGGTAGCATACTGCCAAACGCACTCATTAATCACATAAACGACAATTGTGGCGTTTTCTTTAAGTCCGACCTCTAAAGCGTGTTCGGGAATCGAGATACCATCAGGTTGGTAATACCAACGTCGTGAATAGTAAATATGGAAAGTTCTCTCGCCATTTACAACTTTGTAGGCAATCGCCCCATCTCGACCTTGAATAGTTCCTGTGACCTTGCCACCGTGTAATTCGACAAACTCCTCGGCTTTTTGTA